AAGGTATACTTTTATTAAGGAGTAATCCACAATGGCATTTCAAAGACCTGGCGTTTACGTATCTGAAGGCGCCTTTACTACATCAGCAACCTCTGGCACAGCCACGGTATCTGCTGGCTTTATTGCAGAATCATCGCGTGGTCCAATCGTTCCAACAAGAGTAACGTCATGGACGGCGTATAAGTCGCTGTATGGCGACATTGAGGACGCTTTTGACCTTCCATATGCGGTGTATCACTATTTTGCAAATGGTGGTCGCAGTGCATACGTTTCTCGTGTATACGATTCTTCTGACGCCACTGCTGCATCGGTAAACGTTGCTGGAACAGTAAACGGTGGAGGTTCTTCTACTGTATTTAAAGTTAGTGCTGGAAACCCTGGAACTTGGGGCAACAGCCTTACTGTGTCTGTAACTGCTGGATTAGTTACTGGCAATGAGCCGACTTTTAATTTAATTGTTAAATTGAGTGGAACAGAAGTTGAGCGTTGGAACGAAATAAGTCTTGATTTAAACTCCAGTCGTTACCTAGGAACAATAATAAATACCTATTCCACCTATATTATTATTTCAAACATTGCTACATATACTTCTGCTTTTACTGTTACTGCAGTGTCTAACTCTGCATTAACATCTGGTGCATCTGGTTCAACTCCTACTAACGGAGATTGGAACGACGCAGTAGACGCATTTGATTCAGTTACTGAAGAATTAGTTCTCAACTTAGTCAACAAAACAACTGCGGCAGTTGTCAACTATGCATTAACATACGCTGAAACTCGTGGAGATTGCTTTGTAGTAATTGACCCAGCATCTATTGCATCAGGTGCTGATGCAATTTCTTCTATTTCTGGATACACCGCTTCTTCATACGGTGCTGTATATTATCCAAAACTTAAAATGGTTGACCCATCAAAAACTGGTGCTGCTGCAATTCGCGATACTGCACCTGGTGGTGCAATTTTGGGGTTGTATGCAAGAGTTGATTCAGAACGAACAGTTGCAAAAGCACCTGCTGGTTTTGCGTATGACGTTCGCAATGCTTTTGGCCTTGTAACTTCGTTTACCGAAGCAGAACAAGGAACAATGTATGATGCCCATGTAAACGCCATGAAAGCAATTCCTGGTGCTGGTGTAATCATCAACGGTGCTCGCACTTTGAAGAAAACAGACATTACAAAATACGTTCCAACACGTCGTAGTCTTAACTACGTCAAGGCTCAATCAAAACGTCTTACAAACTTTGCAGTGTTTGAACCAAACAACGAACGCCTTTGGACAACAATTCAAGTTCGTTTGTCTAAGTTTCTTGCTGAGTTTTGGAGTGCAGGAGGTCTTAAAGGGCGTAACACAAGCGAAGCGTTTTATGTTTTGTGCGATGAAACAAACAATACAGTAAACACGATTGAAAACGGTGAAGTTCATGTTGAGGTCGGGATTGCACTGCAAACTCCCGCCGAATTTATTGTTATTGAAGTTAGCCAATTTGTTGGCGGCTCAAATCTGAACGAAACTGTTTAAGGAGAAATAATGGCTATTGCACAACGTACCGACCCACTTCGTAATTTTAAATTTCAAATTCAAATTGTGGGCTTTCCTGACTTGACGGCTCACACTTCATCGGGGACTGGAGTAGGTCTTGATGGTTTGGGTTTTGCCGAAATGTCTGGTTTGAGCGTTACCAACGAATTGATTGCTTATCGTGAAGGTGGCATGAATACCCATCCACACAAGATGGTTGGTCAATCCGACTTCCCACCAGTTTCGTTTAGCCGTGGTGTTTTTGCAAACCAAGCGCAGATGTGGAAATGGCAAACATTTATGCACTCATGGCAACAGGGAAACCCGTCATCTGGAAGCACTGGATTAAACAGTGGTAACAACGATTATCGTTGTGACATTGTTGTTCGTGTATACGACCACCCTTACACTCGTAATGATGCCAATGGTGGCTCATACCAAGCAAATGACCTGCCTGAAGGAACTACAAAACCAGGTAAAGTTCAACTGGCATTTAAATTGTTTAACTGCTGGCCTGGTGTTTTTGCAATGAACGGTCTTAACGCTGGTGACAACGGTATTTTAATTCAACAAATGACCATACATCACGAAGGTTTTCATGTTGCGTTTACTGAAAGCGAAATCATCGCAATTGGGACCGCTCGTTAATTAATTTAGTAATTTACAATTTAAGGAGCACTATATGTCTACTGAACTTTCATCTCAAGCCGCGGCTGTTAACCAAGCACTTCAAGAACCTGCACCTAAAGTAGACCTTCCAACAAGTTTAAAAGTTGACCTTTTTCGTGGTTTATATGAACCTTCTTCAAAAGAATGGTACACGACTGCAACTGTTCGTGAACTTAACGGAGAAGATGAGGAAGCCCTTTCTGCATTTGATGTTCAAAAAAACGTTACTTATTCAGAGTACATGACTCATCTTTTAAAACGTGGGGTTGTAACAATTGGAAATGTAGAAGTAAACGGCAGAGCAGAAATTATTGACGACTTAATTGTTGGTGACAGAGATGCTCTGTTCTTGGGAGTCTTAAAAGCAACTTATGGTCGTTATCGTGAGTTCCAAGTAACCTGTCGCGAGTGTGATGGAGACAACGACGTTACTATGGATTTAGACAAGGATTTTAAAAGTGAGCCTGTAAAAGTAGACCTTCACAAGCCAATTAATGTAAAACTTAAAAACAACACCACAGTTCAATTACGCTACCCAACTGGTGGAGATAGCCAAAATGCTGGCAAACGCGGTAAAACTACGGCTGAACAAAACACTATTATCTTGTCACGATGTGCATTATTAGACGGTAAAACTACTATTGAAAAAGAGGCGTGGGCTAGAGGGTTGTCATTGGCTGACCGTAACAAGTTAATTAAAGCCCTCTTCTCGGCGCAACCAGGGCCTCGTATGGAAGAGGTGGAAACCCAATGCTCCCACTGTAATGCTAAGATAGTACTGGCATTAGATTGGGTCGCACTTTTATTTGGCTAATCTAGTCAGGGTTTATTGGGAATACGAAGCGATTGCCTCTACGTATAGGGGTTTTGGTCTAAAAGACCTTAAAACTATGACGGTAAGACAACGGGCATTCTGGTTCAGAATGTCTAGTTGGCGAAACTCCAGTGGAGGCTAATTAAGTAATGGAAGAACCAAATCTTTCTGGTGGTTTAGGGGGAAGCCCTGCCGAAGGCAACGCCGCCAGTGCAATGGGCAACTCTGTTGTTAACTCACGTCTTAGCGTTGACCTTAAAATGTTGGAAGGTCTTAACAGCGAACTTAATAAGTTAAACGAAAACACTAAAAAAATTAAATCTAATTTTAAAGAGTTAATTAAAAATACTAGAGATTTAACTGCAGAATTAAACAAAGCCGCTACTGCAATGGGCAAAGTTAGTGGCAAATCTAGTTCTGGCTATATGGACACATCTAAAGGCATGCCAGAAGTTGCTGACCTTAGTGCAATGCGTGAAATGCAGATGCAAAGCGTTGAGCGCATTCTTGGCGCTCTTGGAAAAGGTGGTGGCGTCGTCGGCGGAGGTGGTGGCACTTTTAGCAAAATTAAAGGAGGTTTATCAGCATTTGCAGCAAACGCTGCTGTTGAAGGCGCGGCAATGATTGATGAGCGCGTTGACCGTAATAAAGGATACGCACTTTCAGCAGACAAATTAAGCGTACAACTGCAACAACAGTATGGCATGAGTCAAATGGCCGTAATGAATCGATTGCGTGGTCCTTTGCGTAGTCGTCGTTTGGGATACGGCGGAATTAACGAATTACTTTCAATGCAGTCACGAACTGGAATTAATGCGGAAAGACAAGCAGGCTCCGTTGAGGGTTTAAGAACATTGATGGGATTTGGTTTTAGTGCGGGTGATGTGACTGACTACATTGAGAGTCTGGGGCAGGCCGACACCGTAAACAGAATGTTTATGATGACTGGAACCAGTCTTTATGGTATTGGTGGTCAACAAAAATCAGCACAACAAGTAAACCAAGATTTAATTCAAAGGCTTGGATTAAATAACCGAGAAATCATTAATGCTGGTCGTCAATCTGGTTCTATAATTCGTCAACGTTTACAAATGGCTGGACTTGACGAAGGCGCTCAAGATTTGTTGTTGCAATACGCAGAGTCAAACGTTAGTTTTGCTGAAAAAGGCGGTAAAGGGTTTTATGACCCGTCTAAAAAAGCAGACCGTAAACGCATGGGAATTGAAGCAAACTATGCCACACAAGAAGAAGAAACTACACGAACAGAAGTAAATCGTGAAGAACAAATGTATAAGCGTCAAGCAGATAACTATGCTCAAATGGAAAAAAATCTACAAAACGTAAACAAATTGTTAGGTGAATTTGAAGACCGTTTGTCTTCAATTATTGGTGGAAAAACAAGCGTTCGCGGTTTTGGACAACTTTTTAATATTTTAGGAAGACTTGGAATTCCTGGAATGACTAAAATTGGACAGTTTATAGGAGACCCAAATCCTAGTGGTTCAGCAAGTCCTGGACGCATTGCCGCAGTTAATCCAACAGTTAAAAAAGATGACCAAGACCACCTTGCTCAACTAAAGCCAGTTCTTCGTGAGCCTCTTACTCGTTTATTAATGGACCGTCCAGGAATTAGTATTAGTGGTTCGTACCGAAGTCCAGAAAAACAAAAACAAATGTTTTTGGAACGTTATTACAAAACTGATGAAAAAACAGAAACTTTTTATAATGGTTCATATTGGAAAAAGAAACCTGGCGTTCCTATGGCAGCGCCTCCTGGATTGTCATACCATGAAATAGGATTGGCTGCTGACCTTGGTTTTGCATCAACAGAAGACCAACAATGGTTAAAGAATAACGCAAGCAAATATAATCTTGATGAGTTTTCACGACATGGAGAACCGTGGCACGTGCAATCAAAAGCCTACCCAGCAAGCCGTAGACACTACGAAGGACAAGGTGCGACATATGGAACAGAGACAACTGCAGACGTTAAATATGTAGTTGGAACAACTGGCGATACTGCTGAAACTGGACCAATGGGACAAAGCGGTAGTAACATGAATTTTGAAGCCTCAATTGTTCAACAAATGAGCACTGCTGAATCAATTGCTTCATTTGCACAGGGTAGAACAACGACATTGTTGTATGGTAACTCTCAAGGAAACTCTGGAGGTTCTGGCGGTGGAAGAGGTGGTTCTGTATCTTCAGACTCTTCTGGAAGAGTAAGCCACGGTACTACAGAGGCTGAACAGAAGAAATTCTATTTAAAAATGAGAAATAAAAAAGGAGATAGGAAAATATCTCCTGAAACTATTGCATCGTATTTAAGAAACGTTTCGGTACGTGGTCGTAAATTATCAAACGATGAAATTGCTAACTTTACAAAATTAACAAACCGCGAAAGCAGATATGATGCACATGCGTACAACCCAAGTGATGACAGTAAAGATTTTTCGTTTGGTCTTTTACAGTTAAATCTTCAAGGTGACGCCAAAAATGATTTGTTTAGAAAATATCCAAATTTAAAAAATGATTACAGTCCTTTGTGGGACCCACAATACAACTTAGAAGTCGCTGCTGGATGGTTAATGGCGGATGGTGAGACTAACTTTAGAAAAAATAACATCTATCATCATTGGGCAGGAAGTGTAAAACATGGACCTTTGTCTAACGCACATGGTTATAAAGTTCCTTCATCTCAATGGGGAGACCCGTCTGATAAAGGTTATACACCTAAAAATTCTACAAACGATACAGTTGAGTACCATCTTGATAAAGTAATGGCACATGACGGTTATGTAAATTATAGTCCAACCAGACGAATTAGCGCGTCAACATCTTCTCCTGAAATTACAACTGGTTCAACAAATAACAACGTATTTAATATCAACCCTACTATAAACCTTACTAGCACTGGTTCTGTTCCTATAGATGCTGCTAAGTTAGCAAAAGAAGTAACCAAACTTATTGACCGCGAAGTAAAAATGAACCTTGTAAGGAGTTCATAAAATGCCAGACTTTACCGATTTTTCAAAAAAACAAATTGAATGGTCTTTAAAAGACGCTTGGAATGACGATTTTGAGAAGTATAAAACGCTTAAAGAACCCAGACTCGCCTCAAGAGAGAATTTCCCATTTGCTTATCCTGGGCCGTATTCCATAAATATTGGCGGAACTACGAAAAAAAAGATGCGACGTGGTTTTATGCGAAGCATCATAATGGACAAAGAAATTGCACAAAGTTTTAACGTGAAGTCACCAGGAAATTATCGTCTTAATTTTCAATTTAATCCAGAATATATTGAACGAAATGTACAAATGAGTATTGGGGCTGTAAACCCTTTGTTACAAAATCCAGCAAATTTAACTCAAGCAGTTCCTGGAACCGCTGTATTTAATTTTACTATGTTGTTTAACCGAGAAGCAGAGGTAGCGCAGTGGGATATGGTGAATGAGATTGATGCCATACGTCGTTCAGAACTAATTAATAATGCTGGCCTTTTGAGTAAGGTAGCAGAAGATTTACTAAGTGG